ATTTTTTTCAAAAGTGAAAAAAAAATTTAACCTGATATTTAACCTGATATTTAACCTAATATTTAACCTGATATTTAACCTGATAATTTTATTGTTATTATATTAATAAAATATATAACAAATTACACATTTTGTAAATTATTGTGTTATTGTATTTTTAACCTGATAATTTTATTGTATAATATATTAATATTTTTAATTTAAATATTTAAAAAATATATTTTATTGTATTTATTGTTAAAAATATACTTAAAATAAAGAATTAAATATATTTTAATCAATAAATACAATAAATATTTAAAAAAATAAATATATATATATTTTTATTAATAAATTATACAATAAAATTATCAGGTTAAAAATACAATAACACAAGAAAGTAACATTTAATAGATTTTAAATAAAAAACATTGAATAATACTCATTAAAAATATCAGGTTAAATATTAGGTTAAATATCAGGTTAAATATCAGGTTAAATATCAGGTTAAATTTTTTTTTCACTTTTGAAAAAAATGAAGTTTGAAAAAGGCGATCCTAAATTTTATAAAAAAATGAAAAAAGTGAAAAAAAAGGATCGCCTTTTTCAAACTTCATTTTTTTCAAAAGTGAAAAAAAAATTTAACCTGATATTTAACCTGATATTTAACCTAATATTTAACCTGATATTTAACCTGATAATTTTATTGTTATTATATTAATAAAATATATAACAAATTACATATTTTGTAAATTATTGTGTTATTGTATTTTTAACCTGATAATTTTATTGTATAATATATTAATATTTTTATTTAAATATTATAAATTTATATTTTGTTGTATTTATTTTATTTATTGTATTTATTTTTTAAAATATATAAATAAAAATGAAATATTATTTTTTAACTTAAGAATATTTATATATAATAATATATATTATTAAGAATTATGTCAATCAATTATAAATGTCATAGGTGCTGTAAATTTGAAACATCTAATTTCAATGATATTAAAAAACACCATATTAGAAAATATCCATGTAATCGAAGTCCAACAAGTTTATTATATTCAGATGACCAAATATTATGTTTAAGTCTAATACCATATCATGATAATATACATAATATAGATATAAGTGAAATTCAACACTTAAATAAGTCGAATATTATTAATAAAAACAAAATTGAATTATTAGAAGAATTAAAAAATATTGAAAAAAATAATATAAAAATATGTAAACACTGTAATATAGAATTTGATATAATATCTGATTTAAAAAAACATTTTATGATACATTGTTTTTACGAAAATTTAATAAAAATAGATAGTGAAAAAAAAATAAATATAAAAAATATTGAAACAAATGTAAATGGAAACTATAATAATTTATATAATAATCCTGAAATAAATACAATGAATAATAACAATAATAATAACAATATAAATATTTTTTTTGATAAAACATTAAAAACACCTATTCCATTTGATGAAGAATGGGATATTTCAAAAATAAGTAGTAAAGAAAAAACAGCTCTTATGGTATCACAATATATGTATACAGAACTATTAGAAGAAATATTAAAAAATGATATAAATCTAAATGTTATTCTTGATAATGATAAAGAATCTGCAATGGTATATAAAAATGATATTGATAAATATATAAATATGAAATTTAAAGATATTGTTTCAAATACAATGTTTAAACTTAATTCTCATCTCAATGATATAAATAAAAGTGATAAAAATACATTTACGGATATTATAAATTATAGTCGTCAAATGATTAATAAAAAATATAATGATTTTACACATAGTGATACTATTCAAGACGGTGTTAAAAATTGTATGACAAAAATTTATGATAATAAAAAAGAAGATGCAATACATATGGCGAAAAATGTTGTAGATGAAAAAGATATATTAAATAATGAATATAGGATATAAATAAGAATTGAAATTAAATGAAAGTTCATCATTTTTTTTAATTAAAAATATATTTAATTATATTATATGAAATATGATTATTTATTTTTAGAAGAAAAATTATCAGATAATATATTATGTAAATGGTCTATAATTAAAAATAATAAACCTAATAAAAATTATAATATTATTTCTGTTTGTTTTTTTTTGTTAGAGGGGAAAAAAGATAATGATAAATATATTAATGGTATTAAAAATGTAATAGAAAATTTTAATTTATTTAAAAAATATGTATTAAGAATATATTTTGATATTAGTGTAAAACACATAATTTATGATATTTTAGAAAATACTGATATAAATATATCTAAAAAAATAGAACTTTTTGAATATAATATACCGTTTTTTAAAGATAATGAATTTTATCATAAAGGTTATATTGGAACATTGATTAGATTTTTACCATTATTTGATAATATTATACATAAAGTAAATAAATGTTTAGTATTAGACATAGATAATATTTTAACACCTATTTATGAAAAGATTATATATAACTGTGATATAAAAAAAATAAACATTTGTTATAGAACTAGATATGGATATTCTTTAAAAGATAGAATATTATGTTTGTTTGATAAAATAATTATTGATTATCCAATTATTGCAAGTTTTATTTATAAATCTAATATTGATATACCATATTTTTTATTATCAAATTTTTTTGAAAGTATTTTTTATAAAAAGAATGATAATTTAATAAAAAAATGTAGTATTAAAAATTATGAATATGGAATAGATGAAATATTTATAAATAAAATTTTTTTAAATTACGTATATAATAATAATATTTGTTTTTCTCCAATAATATTTAATTATTATCAAATATCTACTATTATATCTAATTATTTAATTTTCATAAATAATATTAATGATTTAAATAAATATATTGATTTTCTAAATAATTTTTTTAAATTATTAAATATAAAAATTTATTTTAAAAAATATAATTCTGGTAAAATAAAAAATATAAAATATATAATAAATAATATTATAAGAAAGAATTATAATGAAATAACTTTAAAAATAAATCTTTTATTTCATAAAAAAAAAATTTTAAATGATATAATAAAATTTATTTCAAATATTATAAATAATTTTAATAATAATTATAAAAACGTATATTTTCCTTTACAAGATTTGAAAAATAGTAATAAATCTCAACTATGCTTTGACTCTTTTATATATTTATTATCTTTAAAATATATATTGTATAATTTAATTGATGTTAGAAATGATAAAATATTAATACTTATTTTTTCAAAAAATAATATTGAAAAATATTATATAAATTGTAATTAAAAATATTTATTATATTTTTACATAAAAAAATCGGAGCTTTAGCGTAGATTTATCGCTATACTCCGGAGTTTACTAAGGAAAATATGCATTGCGTGAAATAACTTATTTATTAACATTTGCATTAAAAAAATGATTATTTTAAATTTATAATATATATACTTATAAACATAATAAAAATACAATGAATTTATCAATAAAAGAACCCATATACACACTACCACAACTATATAAAGGTGTTATATTACATCGTCCTTCAAAAGTTTGTAAATCACCATACTTAGCGGATATTAAAATATTTGATATTGAAGAAAATGTTATGGCTCATTCTCCAGCATTAGGTTGTTGTGGTTTGATTGTACCAAATGTTAATGTATTATGTACAAAATCTGAATCTACTAAAAATAAATCAAAATATGTTATTCATCACGTTATATGTGAAAACAATGCTATAATTGGTGTTAATCCGATGTTAGCGAATCCAATCGTAAAATCATTATTATTAAAAAATAAAATAGAACAATTTCAAAATATTACGCAATTAAAGGCAGAAATTACTGTCGATGATTCACGTTTTGATTATACTTTTCTTAATGAAAATGGTCAAAAAGTATATTTAGAAGTAAAAAATGTTCCACTTGCTGATGTTGTAGATATATGTGCAAAAGAAAGAAAAAAATTAGATTTATCAGCATATGATACATCCAAAAAAATAGCTATTTTCCCAGATGGTTATCGAAAAAATAAAGATGAACCAGTTAGTGTAAGAGCGTTAAAACATGTAAATCATTTGGCATCAATACATAAAGAAGATTCAAATATTATATGTGCTTTACTCTTTTTAATCCAACGAAGCGATGTAGTTTCTTTCAAACCATCATCGTTAGATAAAATTTATCAAAATGCAGTTTATGATGCTCATGAATGCGGAGTAAAAATATTACCAATATGTGTACAATGGATTGATAATAAATGTTATTTTCTAAAAAAAATTGATTTAATATAATATAAAATTATTGTGATTATTATAATAAATATATAAAATTAATTAAAAATGAGTTCTAAAAATATATTATTACAATCATCAAAGGTAATAATATCTTCTGATATTCATATTGATAAATATAAATTAGAAATATACACTAATGGTAATATTAAAATTATCAATGAAACACTTAAACTAGATTATTTTTATATAGATGACTATATTGAATTGATACCGAGTTTAATAAAAATGTATATTTTTTTATTTACAACAATATGTAATAAAAAACAATTAGATGATTTTATTGTTGCATTACAAACATCAAAAAAATATTTTATATTAAAAAAATAAAATTAATTTTAAAGTTTGCATTTTTATAAAAAAATTGATTTTTATATAAAAATACTTAGATAAATCATAACTTTTCTGTATTAGAAAAATAATAATGTTATCGTATTTTGAAAATATTTCACTTGAAGATAAATATATTGTAATAAATTATATAGATAAAATACATCTTGATAAAATACCAAAATTTATTTCAGATAAAACAATAATTAAACAAAAAAAAATATATATAAATATAGAATCATTAGATTTAACTGATATAATATTAGACTATACTTCAATATATGATTCTTTGATAAAATTGTATAAATTAAAATATCTAAAAATGTATTTATATTATTTTGATTATGTTGAAAATAATATTTTAATACATTGTATTAAAGATAAAAATATATTTTAATAATGAATTTAATGTATTTTCATTCGTAAACTTCGGAAAATAGTTCTTTTATATATGAATAAATTCTCCGATAAATTCATTATATATTCTTAATTTTATATGTATATATTATAAATGTCAAAATATATATATTTGCAAAATATGAATTAACTAGTGACACACATCATTTTAATTAAATTATCAATTCCAGAAGGATTTGCTGGCATTACAGAAAATAACCGGAATGAAATGAAGGTTAAGTCGCTATACTCCGGAGTTTATGAAGGAAAATATATAATAAACTGAAGCTTTAGCGTAAGTTTAAGGATATACTCCGGAGTTTACGAAGGAAAATATATAGTAAACTGAAGCTTAGCGTAAGTTTAAGGATATACTCCGGAGTTTATGAAGGAAAATATATAATAAACTGAAGCTTTAGCGTAAGTTTAAGGATATACTCCGGAGTTTATGAAGGAAAATACATCAAAATACAAAATAATAATATATTTTATTTTTATCGAAATTTTGTAAAATTCTATATATATACATTATAATGTCTAAAAGTATAATCATATTCGGAAAATATGAATTAACCGGTGGATTATCATTCGAATTGAATTATCAATCAATTCCAGAAGGATTAGCTGGAGTTACAACAACTCAATCATCATATACTATACCATTATTAGATGTATATAATAATTCAGAAATAGGTACAATAAAATTTATCAATAATACTGAAAATGTATTAACCTATCCATCACAATATTATATTATAGAAAATATTACAATTAATCTAAACATAAATGGTACTGTATATGGTAATAACTATTTTTCAGCAAATCAAGAATCTTACAATGTAGGAGATAAAATAATTATTCCTATTACATCATGTACTGGAATTTTTGTTGGTAAACAAGGTTATATTGTTATTGATGTCACTAAAGATACCAGATATGTTACTATTCGTTTAGATGATTAAAGTAATGAAATGTAGTTCCAGTCTATATACAATAAATTTATCGGAACATTTATGTATAAATAAAGAATTATACTCCGGAGTTTTACTAAGGAAAATATACACTAATATTTTTAATTTTATCGAAAATATAAAAAATTATATAATATATATTATATAATGTGCGACGATTTACTTATATTAGGTAAATATGATGATTCTAGTGGATCAGTGTTTATATTAAATTATAATTCAATACCAGAAGGATTAAGTGGAACTGAACTAAGTCAAGTATATTATAATGTACCATTACTAAGTGTATATGATAATTCTGAAATTGGAACAGTAAAATTTATTGATAATACTGAAACTACATTAACCAATCCTAAGAAATATTCTATTATTGAAAACATAACAATAAATATAAATAATTATGGTACAGTGTATGGAAACAATTATTTTGTTAATGAAGGAAGTTATGATTATAATATAGGAGATAAATTAATTATTCCTATTACATCATGTACTGGAACTTTTGTTGGTAAAAAAGGTTATATTGTTATTGATGTCACTAAAGATACCAGATATATTACCATTCGTTTAGATAATTAGTAATAATTAAAAAATAATATAACATAATTTAAATTTAAAAAAAATACAAAGAATATAATTTTTAACCAAAAAATATAAATTAAAAGTTATGAAAATTTTACCATTTGATAAAAATAATATTAAAAATATTATTTTTGATTCTTTTTCATTAAAGTAAACTCCTGAGTATAGCGATGAACCTTCATTGCATTCAGGTTCTTTTATGTAGTTTTTTTTATTAAAGAAAATTTTATTCAAACTTAAATGTTATTTTCCATAAATTTTTAGTTTCATCAAATTCAAAATAATATGTGATATTATCAGTATTTGCATAAACTCCTGATTTATTTGAAACAACACCATAATTTCCATCTCTTATTTTAGAAAATGTTGTTGTATTAAATCCAATATTAAAATTCATGCTTCCATCATCAAATGAAAATGTAAATTCTTCATTTAATGCTAAAGTTCCAGTGCTTTTATCAGCTTGTGCAATCAATAAAAATTTACCAACAATATTACCATCTTCATCTAATAAGTCAGTTGAACCAACTAAATAATCACCCATTGATACATTAATTTGTTTCCAATAAAATGTTTGATACTCATCTTGACACATTTTTATAATTTATAATAATATATTTTTTTATGATTTCTAAAAAAATAATTTTGATTATTTTTTATTTTCAAACTTAAATGTTATTTTCCATATATTTTGAGTTTTATTAAATTCAAAATAATATGTAATATCATCAGTATTTGCATAAACTCCTGATTTATTAGAAACAACACCATAATTTCCATCTCTTATTTTATCAAAACTTAATGAATTATATCCAATAGTAAAATTCATACTTCCATTATCAAATGAAAATGTAAATTCTTCATTCAGCGCTAATGTTCCGTTACTATAATTGCCTTGTGCACTTAATAATAATTTACCTGCAGTATTTCCATCTTCATCCAATAAATCAGTTGAACCAACAAAATTATCTTTTATTGTAATGAAAATTGTTTTCCAATAAAATGTTTCATATTGTTCTTGACACATTTTTATAATTTATGGTAATATATTTTTTGTAATTTCTAAAAAAATAAATATTTATTTCTTCAACATATCAATATAGTATTGTTCTAATTCATTTTCTGTATGAACAAAACCATTTAAAAAAACCGGTGAATATAATATATTTTTATTTGATGGTGTAATATAATAAATAAAGATATTACACATTAAATAGTTACTCATAATAACTTCATTATGCATATCAAAAAACATTTTTTTTTGAAGTAAAAAATCATAATTTTTAAGATTTCCTTCAATATTGTTCATTAAAATAAATCTAATAAACTTCAAAATAAAGTGTTTATCGTCCAAATAAAAATATATAATCATGTTAAAACAATTAATAAATTGTTGGATATCAGTAGATTTAAGTATGATTGCACACTTTCCATATATGTTTTCTAATAAAGCTTCTAATACTATTTTAGTATCACAAATTCCTTCGTCTTTTTCTTTTGATTCTGTTGAAACTGATTTGAAAATTTTACTTTTGACACATAATTCAATATTTTGAATAAATAAAGATATATTTACTTTTTTATTTTTAAACACATCAATAACATCATCTAAAACTTTTTGTTTTAAATATTGTGGATATTGTTCATTTTTTTTAACAGTAACAAAATATTTATTAATAATTTTATCATATACTGAATCATAATACTCTTTAAACCAATGTATTGATCTTTGTGTATTATCAACAATGTATTTAATACCTTTATCAATATCTTGATAAAATATATTAAGATAATGTAAATATATATTTTCATCAATATCTTTAAATTTTGTCAATATATTCATATAAAAATCTACATTTTGACTTAATTTACTAATATCTGTTTCTCCTTCAAATATTTCAACTAAAGTTGGATAATTTGATAGCTCTAACAATAAATTCGAAATAAGTAATTCTTGAATTTTATTATTAGATTGTAAAAAAGAACATAAAGTTTTTTCAAATCCTTCAAAACCTGATAATTTTATCATATCATCTACAAATGAATCATCCTTAATGATATTTAATACTTCTTTACGTTGATCAGCCTTTGTTTTTTTACTAAACTTTTTACCCATTTGGTTAATACCTATTTTTAAGATATCTGAATCTTTTAATTCAAAATCTGCAGAATATTTTTTAATCATTCTGTATAAATAAGCATCAATACCACATAAAGGTATAATGTCAATTAAATTTTCTAAAATATTGAGTTTTTCAAATTCACTTTTGACAGTTAGTTTTACTTGTTCATACATTTCATTTAATTCATCATCAATATATAATATTTCTTTACCTGTTTTTTCATCAACTTTAATTTGCATATCATCTGCTTTATTAACAATAACTAAAGTAAAAATATTTCTTGAATTATCTTTTTCTTTTTTAGTATTATGTGTAATCAATCTTAAAATATCAATTTCATCAGAAGTATTTAATCCAGAATGAATATCAACTAAAAAAATAACAACATTAAATTTGTGAAAATTATCACGTAAATATTGATAATATGTATTTTTTGTTCTAGCGTCATTAAGACCTGGAATATCATACACATTTACCAAATGTTTATCTAAAATATTAATGTCTAATTTACCAACATTAAAAACAAGTTCATTACATGATTCCAATGTTATACCAGATTCTGTATCTTTAATAATTTCACTATTTTTTTCCTTAATCTTTTCAAAAATTTCTTTTCCATTAAATGGTTTTTTATCATTATTTTCAATAAATACTGTAGGTAACATAGTTGTTCTTTTTATAGAAGTTTGTGCTAATTCAGTTTTATTTGAAAATATGGCATTTAATAATGTAGATTTTCCAGTTGAAACTTCTCCAATAAATGCAATATTTAAATTATCTAATGGTATATTATTATTTACATTTTGAGTTTTCCCGGTTATTGATTTTGTAAATCTTTGCATTGTAGACATTGTATCTTTTACAGATGTATCTTTTACAGATGTATCTTCAAAGTCCGTAATATTACGTGATTTTTTGGATGTGTTTAGAAAATCAGAACTAAGAAAATCAGACTTAGTCGATATACTAGTATAAAAATTTTTTTTATCACTATTTAGACGATTCATTTTTAAAATAAATTTTAAGAAAATAATTTTACATATTTAATAAAAAAAATCAATTTTTATTTAATTTTTAGATAGTAATCATGAACTTTATATTCTTTCTGAAAAATACCAACTATTTTTACAATGAATATATAATAAATTGGAGCTTTAGCGTAAGTTTACTATATATTATGTCTAATACAAAAATCTATATTACAACAATGTTTACAATGTTTACATATAATTGATGCTACATTATCACATTTGCATTTTATTTGAGCATTTTTAATATTCTTAAAATCAATGTCTTTTTCATCTAATATATTATTATAAATATCATTTATATCTTTATACAATATATGCGGTAAATATTGTTCTGAAATTGCTGTTTCGTAACTATTATATTTTTTACACCAATTTCTTAATGCTTTTTTTTTTGCTAATTCTGATACAACACCATAATCATCATCTATATTATATTTTCGAATATTGATAATTTCTTCTTTAAAATTTGTGTGTTGTATAAAAAATCGATGAACATATATTTTATTTTTCACATCTTCTAAATTTTCATTACTATTTTCAATATATCTTTTACATATAGCTAAATTATGATTTAATACCATATTATTTATATTCAATTCTCTATTTTTTTTACCAATAATATATTCAATAATTGATTCGATACTGCCTTTATTATACTCAATAAAATCATTTATCATAGTACATTCATTATTTTTTTTTTTCTCAACTTTTAGAATTAAATTATTTTTATGAAATTCTTCCATAAGTTTATATTTTCTATCATTTTTACCTGCTATACATTGAACAATATCTAATGAATTACCGATATTATTTTCAATATAATTATATATTATACTTTTTTGATGATATACATTATATTCTATTTCAAAAATTAAATTATTTTCAATAAACATATTTTTTAATTCAGTTTCTCTATTATAGATATTTTGAATATATTCAATAGTTTCTTCTAATTTACAATGTCCTTCTTCTATATATTCTGTTATAAAACTATGTGTTTTATATTTATCCAAATTTCTTTTTGCAATTTCACTAAATATGTTATTTTTTCTTTTTTTACATTCTATATAATATTTAATTTGTTCTTCTATTTTCTTTAGTGAAGGCGTACCTTTATTTATATAATCATCGTATAAATCCTGATATATATCAGTATTATTATTTAGATTATATGAATTCATAAGTTTATTAAAATTTATATCTCTTTTTTCTTTTGCAATATTTCTTTTTTCTCTTGATATTTCTTTTTTCTGTTCTTTTATCATTAATAAATTATCATGATTATCCTTAGATTGATATATATCATACATATAATCTAATATATCTGCAATTTGATAAATTTTCATAGGTGGCGATGAACTATAATGTGGATTTTTTACTAGTATATAAGGTATATCATCTTCTAATTGAGTTTCAGTTAATTTATATAATGATTTAGCAGTACTTTTACAAATGCGTTTATCTCTTTCTTCATATAAATTCTTTTTGAAAATAAGTATTGTTTCAAATGTTGGATATAATATATTATAAATTCTTTTTGATATAAAACATATATTTAAATATTCTTTGTATAATCTTCTGTATGAACAATATTCGTCTTTATTAAGATCATCCATTAAATATGAAGTTATTAAAAATATAATTTCATTTGGTAAATCATCAAGTTTATTGTTTTGAAAATCATTATTTTCAATAAATTTTTTTGAAGAATTAATTTTGATAATTTCATTTTTATCATATTCTATTTTTTCTTTACAACGTAATAAATGCTGTTTTATACTTGATTTACGATATACATTTAAACAATATTCACATTTTATATTTAATTTAGGTTTATTATCTTGTGTATTATTCATTTATTATTTTTATATATATCTATAAAAATAATTTTATATTAATTTTTATATAATAATTTATTTCTTCATTTTCTTCTTCATCATCATCATTTCCTTCTTCTTCATCATCTTTTCTTTCATCATCTTTTCTTTCATCATCATTTCCTTCTTCATCATCTTTTCTTTCATCATCTTTTCTTTCATCATCTTTTCTTTCATCATCTTTTCTTTCATCATCTTTTCTTTCATCATCTTTTCTTTCATCATCTTTTCTTTCATCATCTTTTCTTTCATCATCATATCTTTCTTCATCATCTTTTCCTTCTTCTTCATCATCTTTTCTTTCATCATCTTTTCTTTCATCATCATTTCCTTCTTCTTCATCATATCTTTCTTCATCATATCTTTCTTCATCATATCTTTCTTCATCATATCTTTCTTCATCATATTTTTCTTCATCATATCTTTCTTCATCATATCCTTCTTCATCATATCCTTCTTCATCATATCCTTTTTCATCATATCTTTCTTCATTGGTTTTCCCTTACCAGATACTAATTTTTTTCCTTTTTGAATTAAATCCTTAATGGGATTTGATTTTTTTGAATGACTAGATTGTTCAGAACCCATATTATATATTATAACTAACAAAAAAAATAAAAATTGATTTTTATTAATTATTTAAATAAATAAAATAAATATTAATCAATTAAAAAAATATGAATTTCATTACAAACGTATGTTCATTTATATATCAAAATAATAAAATGAATTTATCAGAAGATAAACAAGTATTTTGTGAAGAAACTACTTCACAAAATATCGAAAAGAATCAAGATTCTTCATATTCTAAAATTTTAGGCTTAGAAAATATAATATTTCCTTTAAAATCATTTACATCTGAAAAAACAATATATAAATTATCAATTGATATACATAGAGATAAAAAAAAATTTATTGTAATACATTGTAATTGCGGATTACAATTTGGACGTTCATATAGAATATCATGTAAACATATTGATCAAATATCAAAAATGAGTTTTAATAAACTTATTAAAACATATGAAAAAAATTTAAATCAAAAATTAACACATCAAATAATTGATGATAATCAAAATAAATTATATATTCCTATTAAATCATCAACATCTAATGAAGAATATAAAATATTTGTCAATGAAAAATTTAAATTAACATGTAATTGTGGTGTGAAATTTGGATTAAATCTTAGAACAAAATGTAAACATATTGATAGAATATCAAATTTATCTTTCATAGAAATTCAAGGATTATTAATTAATAAAGATACTGATAATATCAATAAATTATTAAATACTTTATCAATCTAATTTTTTATTTCTTTTTTATAGATTAAAATAAATATATTTCATTTTTATATAAAGAAATAAATATTATAATATTATATATAAAAATGAGTTTAGTTAATTTTGCAAATATTCCAATTCATCCTTACTATGTTTTTTGTACACTTCAAAATAACTACAATGTCAATCGCGTTGTATGCAATCATTTTGGAGGTTTTTTAAATAATCAATGTTTAGATTTCTTTAATAAGGAATCATCATCAGATTGTTCTAAATATATTAATAGCAATAACAATATTGAAACAATCAATAACAAATGGATTCCATTTATTAATTTTATTGTTGACCATAATAAATTTTATGAATCATTTTCACATATTGCAGAAAGAATTGAAATTTTTACAGATAATGTTAATTATGCAAATTATCACAATAAATATTCAAATACTAGTTATACATTAGGTGTTACTAGTTTTGCTGATTTTACACATGATGAATTTAAAAAATATGTAAGTAAAAATGAATATGACTTAAGTTCTGATATTTGCACTAATCAAAAACAAGAAACTGGTTCATACGCATCATCTATTGATTGGCGTGAAAAAGGTGCTGTTACACCGGTAAAAGATCAAGGACAATGTGGAAGTTGTTGGTCATTTTCTACTACAGGTGCTGTTGAAGGTGCATATTTTCTTAAACATGGAGTTTTAAAATCATTTTCTGAACAACAATTGGTTGATTGCTCATATTCTTATGGAAATCATGGATGCAATGGAGGTATAATGCAAAATGCTTTTACATATATTCATGATAATGGGCTAACTACAGAAAGTGCATATCCTTACAGTGCACAAAGTAGTAGATCTAGTTGCAAACCATATGTGTCTGAAACATCTGTATCTGGGTGTATTAATGTTACACCAAATAATGAAAAACAACTAACATATGCTGTATCAAAGAACCCTGTTTCGGTTGCAATTGAAGCAGATAGTAAACAATTTCAATTGTATAAATCGGGTGTTTTTGATGATATTGCCGCATGTGGTCAAACTTTAGATCATGGTGTGTTATGTGTTGGATATGGAACTGAAAATGGAAAGGATTATTGGTTAGTTAAAAATAGTTGGAGTGCAACTTGGGGTGATAATGGTTACATTAAACTATTAAGAAATAGTAATAATGTTAATGGATTATCAATGTGCGCTATTGCAATGGATGCTTCATATGCTTATATAAATTAAATTTATTGATATACTTTCAAAAAAATTATTATTTTTAGATCTTCAAAATCAAAATATTTGTAAAAACCATCTTGAACTCAAGATTTATAATATTTTACAATTAATTTATGTATAGATAAAGAACTATTTTCCAGAGTTTACGAAGAAAAATACAGAACAGAAATCAAAATGAAGATTTATCTCTATTTTTCGGAGTTTATGGAGAAAAATACAGAATAAAAAAAAATGATGGTTTTAAAATATATAATCTAATCCATTATAGTATATAAAGACAATAACTGAAACGAATGTGAAAGTTCTTCTCCGGAAAATACATCATAAAAAATAATGGAATTTATTGAGTGTTTAGATGCTAGCTTAAATGCTGGTTTAAATATTTCGAATACTGGCTTAAATGATGGCTTAGATGCTAGCTTAAATGCTGGTTTAAATATTAGCTCGAATACTGGCTTAGGTGCTTGCTTAAATGCAGTGTCTGATGATGACTCTGATGATAACTCTGATAATGAGTTAGATGATTCTAACTCAGATTTTGATTTTTCTGATTATTATATCGATGATTTGTTCTTCTCGCATAAATTAAAAGGATTAATCAATGAAATGCTGGGCATACCTAAAAAAGATCCAGAAGATACTGAAGACTCACAAGATACCGAAGACTCACAAGATACTGACGATAATGAAAGTACTACTAGTGGTTTTGATAGTGTTTATTCACCTCACAACGCATTTGTATTTTTTGGGGCGTGTTTTATTGATAAACAAGCAACTTCATGTGTTATATTCGAAGTTAGTCGTAAATACAATGTGAAATGCATCACCATTAACATCATCAATAATATGGTTGTTATTGAAAAAATAACAAAACGCCAGCTAAGTGATATAATGGCAATGCCAGAATTTAAGCGTTTTAAGAACCTTATATTCGAATACAATGATATATCGACTACCAATATAGGTAGTTTTGATTCTCTATCTGGTAAATTGAGCGACTTAAACGGTGCTCATTATGCCTTTTTTAGAATAAATTTTATGGATTTAAAAGGTACTTTGGTATTCGATAATGATCACTTTCGCATTAGCGGACATACCATAAATGATCATTTACAAAAATAAGTAAATTTTATGAATACAATAAATTATAAACATTATAAAATAACTATAAATTATTTTATTTATAGAAAAACACCGGAATGCAATGAAGGTTAGTCTCTATTTTTCGGAGTTTACGAAGAAAAATATACAGAAAAAAACCGGAATGCAATGAAGGTTAGTCTCTATTTTTCGGAGTTTACGAAGAAAAATACAATTTACCTTAAGTTATTTCATGTAAGTTTATAACTGATATTTTTCATTTATAATTAAAAAAAAAATCATTTTTTTCTGCGTATAAATATATGACAGATTCAAATAAGTATATAATTCAAATATATGGTAATATAAAAAGTAACACTGTATTTTACAATAAAAATATTTATGTTATAAATGGTGAAGTACATATATTAAAAAATGTTTCATTAAGTATTGAAAATGATACAGTTATTTATATTAAAAATGGTAAATTTTCATTATCATCTTTAAATAAATCTGCACTTATTTTCGATAGTGGTTCATCATTATATGCAGAAACAGTTTATTTTATTGCATGTGATAAACAAAATAATAGAACTATAGTAACAGATAATGCAGGTGTATGGTTTTGCGGTACATTAGAAGCACATAAAGAAACAATAAAAACATATTATGGAACAGAACCATCTTATTTTTATGCTAAAAAAATATATGCTTATTATTTAGGTTCAATTGATCCATTAAAACAAAGAAATTTAGTATTAGAACCTTCTACTGATAATGATGGAATAACAATATTAGGTTGTAATAACGATGAGTTTAATATACAATTTCTTCATGTAGAAGAATCAGGAGATAATGGTATAGATATTGTACAATCATATGTTACCATTAATAATATTGTTGTGTTAAATCCTGGTGAAGATGCATTAAATATAGTTAGTTCTAGTTTAACTGTTGTAAATACATTAGTTTTAGATGTATCTTTAACAAAAGTTTATGATAGAGATATATTTGATATAGAAGTTGACTATGGATCATCATTTATAAAAATAAATAAATATTGTTATGTAGAAATATTAGGAATTTTTGGTGATCAAACAACATTAGTATCAAATGATTTACCACAACCAACAGAAGGATTGTATGTATACAAAGGAGTAACAAAAAATGGTCAAAGTTACATATATAGAAATGCTATATTTAATCAAAAAGATGATTAAATTTATGCGTTTATTTATTTTTAGTAAAATTAAAAATAAAATCTATATTAAAAATATAATGACATCAACATTTGCAGTTGACAGCACAGGTAGTTCAATCTTATTGAAAATTCAAACAATTTTAAATGATCCTGCGCAATCAGGACAAATTCCACAATCAACTATTAATGCAACATATGAAATAGTAGCATTAATTAGTGCAAGTGGTTTAAATTCTTTTATTGATAAAATTGCTTTAGCAAATAATATGCAAGTATTAGAAAGAAAAGTATTTAATACACCTGATGAATCAAGAGTAGATTTTTTATTAGGTTTAAAACCATTATCACTTGTTCCATTAACAGGTTTAGTAATATCTAGTAATACTTTTACTATTTCATGGAATTCTGATATTGAAGCACCTATTTTATCAACTGTATTGCCAAGTTCAACATATGCTCTAAAATTGAGTTTTTATGCTGATGCTGAAAGTTGGTCTTTATCTCGTGTTGATAAATTGTTGGTGTAAATTATAATAAATTAATTCAAAACAGTGATTTAACTAATACATTCGAGTATTTAATATTCTGATTGTAATTCTAATAAAACCGCGATATGAAAAAAAATCTCGTTATATTGTGCACACATTATTGTGTAAAATACAACGTCATTTTCACTCATGTCAGTCGATTTTACTCTACTGACAAAGCTTGCAAACTTTTCTGAAAAAGATTCATCTTTTAGAAGAATAATATCTTTACACACAAGAATTTTTTCAGTGTTTTGTAGCGGTGTTTTGAACTCATCAATAATATCTTTGAGTTTATTCACATTTACCGAAATAGATGCGATCATGCTACAAAGCTCAAGTCGTTGTTCGAATGATAAAGATATAAAATTTGCGAGATCACGAAACATTAAATATCTTATCCTTTCCAAAGAAGAAAGAACAAAGCTTTTAGAGAATCTGGATGACATTCTGTGATGAATCTTTTCAAATTTGCCACAAAGATCCATTTGGCGTTCGTCAGTGAAACCACTCGAAACCACATGTACTGATAAAGCATTTTCTTCTTTACGATCTGCTAAACATGTTAGCAGGTAAAGAAGATAGCTATCAAAGGTTGCTACCTTTTTGAATATTTCTACTTTTGAATCAAGTTTATCCAAACACATACGAGCAGCTAGTATAGTTTCTAACTGATCTTTGAATTTTGGGGGAAAAAATATAATGGGGTTAAATTTATTAACGATTAAATCTAGTATCAAATACAACATTTTACAGCGGTTCGGAATTCAAACGCCGATTTTTAAATATATTTTTTGAGTTTTTTTCTTTTTGTAGATATTTTTTTGGGTTTAATTAGTTGTTTAATATCAAAAGAATGTAAAAAATAATTATTATAATTATTTATTTTTATATTATTTATAGATTTTTTAATACTTCTTTTTATATCTTCAAATTCTAATGGTTTATCCAATTTTATATAATGTTTTAGTTGATTAAAATATTCTTCTATTGGATTAAGATAATGATGATATGGTAATATATATAAATAATCATTTCCAGATGATTTTATAAAATTCCTAACTTCATTAGTTTTATGCATTCCTCCATTATCTAATACTATTAAATGATCTTTTTCCTTATTAACCTGAATTTAATCCAATAGAAGTTATCTTTATTATTTTTAATTTAGAACAAAATGAATGGCATATTCACACTCTTTAATGGCTTCCTTTACAATTTCTTCATCTTCTTTTAATCTATTAGATGCATACTGTATAAAAGTTCCATTTTTTTTAACAACCTCTAATACAATTTCTTTGTCATCATTAAAATATTGATATACATATTTAAATGCATAATAATCATTCTTAACTGCTATTAAAACAATTTCTCTATCTTTTTTTAATTCATCTGATGCATAATTTATAATTGTTCCATTAAAATATACTCCTTTCATAATAATCTCGCGATCATTTTTAATATGTTCAGGAGCATTGTGTAATAGGACACAATTTTTTCTTATAACAGATAATATAAAATCTTTTTCATACTTTAATTTTTCAGGAACAAATTTTAACAATAAATGATCTTTATTTAATAAATCTATAATCATATCTTTGTCATTTTCTGTACAGTTTTTCATTAATCTATAATTTTCTCTAATTTGATAATCATTATAATCTAATCTTAATTTAATATTATTTTTAATTATGGTAGAAGTAACCGTAACAAATTTTATAGAAGAAGAGTTTTGATTTAATGCTTTTTCTACAATCTCATAATCATTTTTTAATCTTTCTGATGCATATTCTAATGCTAAACCATTTTGTGTAATGGCAGTTAAAACAATTTCTTTATCATCTTTTAAATCATCTGTTAAAAATTGTAAATCTTTACCATTATAAGATAAATTTTCTAATAATATTTTTCTATTTTTTAGATTTATGATAAATTCATCCTTTTTAAATTCTTCTGATAAATAATCAAAAACTTTATAATTTATATTTAATGCTTCTATAATAAATTCACGAATATTTTTAAATTCATTTGGCATAAATTTATATAACGGTGGATTATATTTAATTTGATTTAAGATTTTATGTTTATTTTTTGAGTAATCATTAAATAAATTTTTATATAATTTTTTATATAATTTTTTAAATTCTATTTCATAATGTAAATCTTTAATTCTTTTTTTATCTAATTCTGACACAATATTTTTTAATGGATCAACTATATTATTATATGTTATAATCCAATTATATATATTATAAATATCATATAATTTTCCATTTATATTTATTAAATTTTCTATTGGTATATTTTCATAATTTTCTAATGTAATTGGTTCTAAATCTACTGATAATGACATGTTAATTAAAATATTAGTAAATATAAATATGATTATATTATTTTTAATCAATTTTTTTTATTTATAATAAAAAATTTATATTTTATTAATAAATTATTAATCAAATTTTTATCTTTATATTATAAAAATAAATTAAAATCCTGCTAATTTATATCCAATATCTGTTAGAATTGGTTTTTCAATCATTGTAAATTCAGGTAATTTCTTTCCGTAAGTTTGTGGATTTTTTGGAAATAATTTAATTTTACATGGATAATGATTTGTCATTCTCATCTCTAAGAATGCTTTTTTCTTTTTTTCCAAATTCTTTTTATCACATAACTTTCGAGGTTGATAGCATAAATAAATGATTCCTCTAAAATTTGGAACACTTCTATCCTTTATTGGATCTATAGCACAATGAATGGTTCGACTATCCCAAAAAACGATACTTCCTTTAGGACATTTTATTTTCTTGTATTGACATCCTTTTGTAAGATAAAAATTTTCTTCTTCTTTAGCTAATTTATACCAATCATTTTTACTCTCTATATGAAAGTGATCTGCAAATTCTCTATGAAAACGATTACTACCTTCCATGAATCCTAAGGTTGCATCCTCTTCATTTACATCAAACGCAGTAACCCAAGATTGAAGTGATTGAAATTCATTTCTAGTGTAACTTTGATCTGTATGATACCAAGTACGATTTTGATTCCAACCTTTTTTTATTACTTCAGGTGGAAGTCCAAATGCAAATCCATCAAATGATACTAGTAAGTCCTCATTATTACATTCCCAAAAATGAGAAAATATTTCTAATATTTTTAAATTCTCTCTTAGATTCCATGCAATCTGAGAATGTCCACAATGAAAATATTGAAATAACATTGTATGTATTGGGTATAATTTTAATATCTCTTTCCATGAATCTTGATTATTTCTATGAATAGGAATCTCCCAGTTTTTTGTAATATTTTCAAAATAATTCCATAATCCATCAATCATTTGACTACATTCCATTTCATCTAAAACTGATGGAATAATGGCTACTCCATATTGATCAATAGTTTCTCTTAAATATTCTTTTGTTGTATAATACTTCATTTTATCTATTTTTTTATCCAATGAAAAGTGAAATAAGATAAATAATAATCAATTTTTTTATTATTTATATTTATAAAATAAAAATTAATATAAAACTTAAATAATTTAAATATATAACTAAAATGGAGAGAATATCTTGTGCAATGGAATTAAAAGAAGATGATTTTCATTATAATATTTATAATGAATTAAAAGAATTATATAAAGAGAGAGTATATAATGAACCACAATATGGAGATAAATTTGATGAATTAGGCGATTTTATGAATGAATATTTAGAATTTGTTAAAGATGATAGTAATGAAAATTTTAAAAAATATAATTGTCATTACAGATATTATCCAAATCGTACCAATAATTCTGTTAAATGTAGATTGTGTATATTAAAAAAAGAAGCATTAGGAATAGAAAAAGATACATGTGTTTTTATTGTCGAGACTTATATATCTAATATTCTTATATTTTATTTGAAAGAGGATAATAAAAATATAGAATTAGCAAAAGAAGTGTGGATAAATGAATTAAACTATGGGAATTTTACAGGTACAACAACATACATACGAGATTTTAATGATAGAAAGAGTTATATTTGGAATTGGAATAGTTTTGATATAAAAGATAGAGATAAATATATAACAAAATGTTTCACTTCTTATTCTTATATTCAAATAGTAGCTCAGACAAAATTTATTATGAAAGAAGTAATATAAAATCATATAAATTTCTTATAAAAATGAAATTTATCTAAAAATATTTATTTATTATAAGCAATATAATATATTGAATGATGATTATTTAATGGTGATTTAACAGTTGTATATTTATAAACTCATACCGTTATAATTAACATTATTTAACAGTTTTTTTAATAATAATATAATTCTTAATTATTTTTTTAATTTAATAAAATTTATTAATGTATTTTTATTAAAAATAACATCTTCTTTTTTATTTATAGTTAATCTATTATTAATTATATTTTTCTTAAATTCTTTACCTTGTTTTTTTAGTTCTTTTATTTTTTTTTGACTAATTTGGTTTATTAAGATATTTTTTTCATAAATAAAATCAATTTTATTAGATTTATTTTTTAAAATACAACCATATTGAAAGTAAGTTGTTTCATCATTTTTCATAAAATATGATACAGTAAATAAATTTATATTATTTTTTATTAGTAAATCATTCATAGTTAAACTATTTATATTATCTGGTATTTTATCTAATTCTACTAAATTATCAGTTGGATTAAATAAAAGTATTTCATTCGGAATATAATTATCGTCAAAATATGGACTAAATATAGTAGGATATATTATACCATCAAAAAAGTTTTCAAAAATTTCTTTTAAAATAAATGTTGATTCTACATCATTATTTGTTTCTCCTATTCTTATTCCTTGTAACTCTACTGGATTTTGAAATAATTCTTTATTATTATTTTTTTCATAATTATTTAAATAATTAATTATTTTTTCATATCTTTTATCATTATTTAAATCCTTAGCATATCTCATTTTATATAAAGTCATTTGTTTATATAATGAAACCAAACCATAAGATAATGTTAGTGTCATATATCCTTTTATTATAGAATCAAAATCATTATTTTTTCTTAATAATATTAAATCATTGATAATTTGAGATATATATCTAATATCTAATAATTTTATTTCTTTTTTTGTGCTAAATATACCTAAATTTCTGTCTTTTGTTAAATATTTGGTTGCATTATTAATACTATTAAAAAATGATGGTTTATTTTTGTGTAATGAATTATATTTTTTTTCATAAGATTTAAAAAATAATGTATTTTCATCAATAATAATGTTATTTCCAATTATACTTGGAAAATGCTGAAAATCTAATAAATTATAATTTGTCATTATATTTATTATATCTAATATTTTTTTAATATTATTTATGTAAATTATATATATCAAAATATATTAAAAAAAATAATAATTATTATAAAATTTATGCTATATTATATAATTATTATTTATAATAATTAAATATATTACATATAAAATAATTATATTAATATAAATAATTATTGATCAATGGATAATAAAGAATTAATATATGAATATGGTATTAATATTATTTATTTTATAGAAAAATATTTATAAAATAGTGCTGTTTAAATTAACATTATATGAAATTACTTAACGATAATTTTAATAATATTATATATTAAATGGATATAATATTTATTTCTTTATAATAATTTATTAATATAAAAATTTATATGAAACAATATAAAATATTTAATATATATTATATAATGACGGAAAGAAATAAAAATTTAATATTAGATTTAATATTATTAGATGAATATACTAAAAATATTGAATACTGGGATCCTTTTGACGAATATAAAGATATAAATTTTTTTATTGGTAAATCAAATTATTATATTTTAGCACCTTCAAATAATGATAATGAAAAATATTTATGGAATTTTAGAATAAGATGTGATAATAATAATAAAATTGTATTAAGTACTTCATCTTTCAGTATTGATATGATAATTGAAAATAATGTTGGAAAAATAAATTATGTAAATAATTGTCATAATAATCGCGGTAAAAGTATTATAAGATGGATTATAGAGATAATGAAACATTTAGGATGTAAAAAATGTATATTAATTGATAGAGCAAAAAAAGATTGTAATAATAGAAAATTTAAAAATTATGTATCACTTAGTTTAATACATAAATTACGTAAAGGAACAACTTATTATGAAGAATTTGATTTTATTGCATATAATAAGGATAATAATCAATATGTAAAAAATAAAATATTAGAATTAAATAATTATGTGAATAAATTACAAAATGTTGAATGGTCTGAATATGATATTGATAATGAAGTATGGAATAGATTTTATAATCTTTATAGTAAATTTTATCCATCACCAATATTAGCATTTAAACAATTTAGTGAAGAAAATTGTGGAATATTTTATGATATATTATATCTATTGAATCAACATGAACAACCATCATATGATTTATTAAATAATATAAATTATATTATATCAAAGAGTGTATGGATGAAGTTATTATAATTTAACTAATAACTAAATTTAAGATTAAATATATCTTATATTAAACTTTTTGATATTAAGAATATTAATATTACATAAAATATTTATTGGTAATAATTTAACAATAAAATATTTTATAAAATTGTTCTTTTAAAATTAATGTTAAAGAAAATTATTTGATGATAATTTTAATGATAATATTATTTTAAAATTCTTTTATCCAAATACTTTTAGATAAAATTTGTCTTATTCTTTGTATATTTTCATAGGCAGCATTATTATTATTTTCCAATAAATATATAATATCATAAAAAATACCACAATTGTTTTGTGTAAATTCTTGAAATGCTAAAAAAGGCGATTTATAAAAAAAATAATTTTTTTTGAATAATTTCCATTTTGAATTATTATCATCAATATTAAAATCAGACCAATGTAAATCTTGTAAATTTTTAATATTATTATTTAATTCATCTAACATAATAATATTTTTTAAATTATTATTATTTTTTTCTTTATATGGAATAAAATTAAAATGTTCATAATAAGTTTTTCCTTTCCATAATTTATGAATTAAACTTATTGGTACATAATTACTATAATCTCTATTATTACATTTTTTTTCAGCTTGATCAAGTAAAATACATTTTTGACATCCTAATTTTTCAATAATATCTAACATCCATTTTATTAAATCTCTTCCTGTATAATTTCCACATTTATTTATGTAATTTATTTTTGCAATTTTATTTTTTATATTTATATTTATACATGGATCTAAATTTTTACTATTTTCAGTTGAATAAAAAATAAATTCATTATTATTTGTATTATATTTTATATTAAATTTCCATAAATATCTTAATTTATTTTCATTTTTTGGTCCAAGTATAAAATAAAAAGATTTATTTCCAAAAAATGAAATATCTATATTTTCTAAATATGGATTCCAATGTTCTATATGTTTTGTATTATTATTATAATTTATAGTGTTTATATTTTTTAAATCATTAAGATCTATATGATTTTCATTGACATAATTCATTATAGTTTTATTGTTATTATTGTTATTATTACTATTATTATTGTTATTATTACTATTATTCATTAAATATAATTATTATAAATATATTTATTTTATATAATATTTATTTATAATTAAAATATTATTTTTGAAATAAAATTTTTTTTCTCTGGATAATTTTAACAATAACATAATTTATAAACTTATAAACTCATGCTGTTAAAATCAACATTACATAAAATTGCTTAACTTTAATTTTAAAGATAAGATGTTTTATAAAATTATGCTATTAAAATTATAATTATAGATTTTTATATAAAAGTATATTACTAATGACATATTTTAGAGGAAGAAAATTTTAATTTTAATGAAAATAATTGTAAAATATTTGCAAATTGGCTTGAATTATATTCTTTAAGTAATTATTTATTTAAACAAATAAATAGCTATAATTTTTATACAAATAATGATGATATAGTAAGTTCAAATATTCCAGGAAAAAAAGAAATAAATAAATTATTAAATATTTTTAGAAATGTAGATTGGATAATAATAGATTTAAAAAGTATAAATACATATAAATATAATAAAAGAAATGTGGTCTGAATATTTTTATAATAAATTATATTTAAAATATGGTGAATGTATTCATATATATTTAATAGAAAGAAATAAAAATATCACCATAGATTTTGTTAATAAAACAAAAAATACAATAAAATGGAATTATGATGAATTATGTTTGAATCCAAATATAACTTTTAATATTATTAATCAAAACAAAAACATAAATTGGAATTATAGATATCTTTCATCAAATAAAAATATAACATATGATATTGTAAAAAATAATATTGATAAACCTTGGTGTTTAGAATTATTAAATTTTCAATATTATGAAAAATGGAATATATTAGAAAATAATGATATTTTAAATTTAAATTTTTATCAAATCAGTATTAATCCAAATATTGATATTAATATTATTAATAAATATCCTTATTATAATTGGAATATTAATCAATTTTCTAAAAATATTAATGTAAATATGAATGTTGTTAAACAAAATCCTTCTATAAATTGGTCTTATCAAGAACTTAGTCAAAATAAAAATATAACTTGGGATGATGTATGTAATAATAAAGATAAAAATTGGTCATATATCGGATTAAGTATAAATCCAAATATAAATATGGAAATAGTTTTAAATAATTTAGATAAAAAATGGAATTTTAATTATCTTAGTATGAATCCTAATATCACACTTGATATTATTCAAAAATATTCAATGTTTAAATGGAATTTAAATAAATATTGCAGTAATATTAATCTAACATTTAATGAATTAGATAAAATACCATTTGATCAACAAAATTTATATTCAATTTGTTTAAATGAATTTATTAGAGATAAAAATAATTTTATATAAAAAAATCTATTTTAGTGCATTCGCAGAATTTAATTTTAAAAATTGTTCAATATTTTATTATAATATATATTATATTTTTTTAGATAATCCAGAAAAATCATCTTTTAGATTATTATCTGATATAAAAAAGTATTATGTCTAAAAAAGTTTTTGGATGAAAGAATTATAAGTTATTTTTTTTAACAATATCATATTTTATAAATTCAAGGTATTAAAGTTACCATATTTAATTTATATAATGTTGGTTTACCAGTAGGTTTTCTTCCTTTTTTGAAATAAATATTTTTTCCAAAACCATATGGTTTTTCTAAATCATTATTTGACCAAAGTTTTTTTGTATTTTTATAATACATTCCCATATAATAAGCAATATGTGGAAAAATAGTTACATAAAACTTATCAAATAGTTCTTTTATATTATTATTTGGAGTTGCATGATATACAATCATATTTATAATATATATAGATATTTATTAAATATTGAAATAGATTAAAAATAAAATTAAACTTTTACCATCAATTTATCCAATTCTTTTCTTGAAATAAATTTAAATTTTACTTTTTTACATTTATTCATTATCAATTTTGCAAAACGATGGTTTCCATCTAAAATACCACCATATTTATCAAATTCATTTTCAATTACAATTAAAGGATAAGATGTATCCGCTTTTTTTATTCTTTTCATATCTTCTTTGAATTTTCCTTTTTGCATTAATACTTGATAAACAGAATAAAAACATTCTGTATGATTGTTTATATTATAAGACCAACAAGGAGCATATACCCAGTGTTTCACATCTTCCATATCATATTCTTCTATTTTTTTATTTTCAACATATTTCCATAAATCTTCTTGATAAAAAGCTCGGTTAAATTTATTTTTCATCACATCTTCCAATAAATATGCCATATTTCTATGTTCGTATTCACTCATTTATAATTATCTTATAAAAAAAATAATTATAAATTAAAGTTTATAAAGATTAAATTAAAAAATTTTTTTTTTTAATTTATTTAGTTAATATTTTTAATATTTATTTTTAATATTTATTTTTAATATTTATTTTTAATATTTATTTTTATTTTTAATATTTATTTTGAAAATAAGCGAGGATATTGTCTTCTCACACTATTTATATCTTCATTTCTCAATTTATTTAATAAATCTCGTTTAGAAATACCAGTATTAAATTTAACATATTCAATATCACGTTTTTGACTAATTGACAAATTATTATACTCTTGTATAGAGATATGAATAGTAGGTAAATTTACTGTAAATTGTCCACTTTGAGCTGTATAATAATAACTTGAGAGTCCTCCAGCTGTACCATAACCTAATGCAGAAACAGCAATAGAAGATAATCCAGTTGCTCCAGACCATGCAGCTACTCCAGGAGCAGCAGCTAAAACTGCCGGTGCTGCAACACCAAGAGTTGCTACGGTCAAAAGAGCACCCCATAATCCAAAAATACCTGCAGCTACAGCTGCATTCGGATCCCTATAAGGTTTCCAAAAATAAGGCTGAAATTGAATTTGTGCAATAATACATTCATCATAATATGTATTTTCAAGCGTAATAATTTCTTCTGTATATGGATCATCATTTCGAATTTTATCAATACTAAATCCTTTATTTTCAGATCCTAGATATACTAATAGAGTTACTTTTGTACCTTCTTTTATACATCTACATCTTACATCTTGTTTACTTTTACCTTTAAATAATTGACATTCAATGTTTGAATCCACATCTTGTTTAACACAAAAGCATGCCATATCTTCAATAAACATTCCATCATTCAAAATATAGGTTACTCTAACCCAATGCCAGTTGTAGGGATGATAACATAATTCTTCAGACATTTTAATAAATTTAATATGTATTATTTCATTTAAATAAATAATTGACATAGAATAAAAAAAAAATCAATTTTTTTTAAATAATTATACAATTATCCAATAATGATATTTTTCTAAAATTTTTTCAATTCTTAAAATATATGGTGATATTTACTTTAATTCTGTATTTTCTTTATTAAATATGATTTTTAAATAAATTAATAGATTTATTGGTTATTTATAAAATATAAATTTTTTTTTTTTATAATTATATATTATATATTCTAAATAGATTTGGGAATTTTATTTCTTTATAAACATTTAAGATATAATGTATTTAATTCTTTTTTTATAAATATTGTTTTTTGATGATAAAAATCTTTTTTTGATTTATCTTTTTTTATGTTTTTTAAATAATTATCTAATCCATTATCTATTGCATTTTTCCATAATTCATCTGCGTATTCTTTATTTTTTGCATATACAACTGTGAAATGATTATTACTTACTCCATAATTCACTCCATATTCTTCCATATCTTCATCATCTTCAAATTCTATAATTACATAACTATCTTTTTTATAACCAAATTTATCTTTCAATAAACGACAATATAGTAAATCTATATTTTCTGTTAGTAAATTAACATCTCCGCTTTTCTTATATCTATTAAGTAATTCTACTTCTTCTAATAATTCATTTTTAACAGTTAATCTATCATTATATCCAATACAATTTTCAAATATTTCTTTGGAACTCATTTTGTATATTATTTTATTATTTATTATTTATTAGATAAATATCTATATATAGATTTATTTATTAATTATAATTCATTTTTTTTACATATTATTATAAATGTTAGTAAAAAAATTGAATTTTTAATATACTTATGAATTTATATATAAATCTATAAGTATATTAAAAAATGACTATTTATGGAACTACTGCAAAAATAATTGGAATGTATAAGTTATATTCTAAATATTTTACAGAAACAAAATATATTATTGTTGCTAAATCAGATTTAGACAAAGATAAAAATCTTACTATTACATTAAAGTATTTTAATACATATGCAGATTTTGGTAGATACGGTACATTATTTACTTCAATAGTTGATATGGAGATTAATGAAGGAGATGATTTAGTTGAATTAACTAAAAATATTACCCTTTTTCCAATTAATGAACATTATATTGATTTAAATTCAATTGTAAAATATTGTAATGAGGAAATTCATGAGATTAAATGTGAAATCTTTGAAGTATCAAGATATGGTAATAAAGAAGAATATATAATTGATAATTTTCGTTGTCCTAGAGGTGAAGTTTATTTTAATGAAGATCTTTTTATTGATTATGATGATAAAAAGAATAAAAAAATGAAATTAGATGATATTTGAAAAAAAAAATTGATTTATAAATTTACTAATAAATTTTATTTATTTAAAAATTTATATATATATATTATTCTTTAAAATAAAAATGACTATTTACGGAATTACAGCTAAAATAATTGGAATGTATAAGGAAGAATCTAATGACTTATCAAGAATAGAATATAATATTGTAGCTAAATCAGACAAAAATGATTATCTTACAATTAGATTGGTTAATACAAATGTATATGAATCTTATGGTAGTTATGGAATAATGTTTACATCGCATGTTGATATGGAGATAGATATTGACGATGAATATATAACTGAATATATTACTCATTTTCCAATTAATGAACATTATCTTGATTTAAATTCTATTGTAAAATATTGTAATAGGGATATTAATGAACTTAAATGTGATATATTTGAAATATCAAGATATGGTAAGAAAGAAGATAGAAGATATAGCACAGATTATATCTGTCCTCCTAGAGGTGAGGTTGAATTTAATGAAGATCTTTTTGTTGATTATGATATTCTCGAAAAGAGAAAACAACTTATGAATCATATTAAAGAAGAACTTTTAGCTGTTGCTTTACATCCACTGAGGATTAATAAATTAGTAAAACAAAATATAAAAATTGGTGAATTTGAAAAATATATTTAATGGTTTATTTTTTACACCTTTACACAATTAAAACGCCGATTTAACAACGAAAAAAATATACAAAGATAATAAAAATTTGGTTAGTATTCGTCTTGAAACGGATATGAATTTTAAGAATTTACTTCTCTACAAAATATTTCAGGTCTTTTTCCTGTATTTAATACGGATTTGACTATATTTAACATATTTTGCACAGCATTCTTATCTCTGTTATGGAATATTTCGCTTTTATGCTTAACCGATTGACATCGTAATAGTCCATGACAGATTTCTGTTTTTCCTTCTTTCTTTAATTTTGGTTTTTGACTTGGTCTTTCTAAAAAATATTCTAATTCAAAATTACAGCAATTACATAATTTTGATGTTCTAAATTCATTTACCAAAAATGTTTTATAACCAGCATTTTTAAATATTCTTCTAAATTTTTTACAAATTACTGGTTCTTTCCCTTTCATATGATAATCTCCTTTATCGTAATCACCCATAACAAATATAGTTTCTTCTGGTTTTCCATATTTTTTTTGAAAGTTATTTATCATTTTATTTTCACTTTTTTGAGTATTTGTAAATGCATTTAATTTAAATTTTCTAAAACAATTTTGTTCGTAATGTAAATATAATTGATAATTTATTTTATTCTTTTCAATACAATATGTTTTAAATTTTTCATAATTACATGTCTTTGAATTTAAACTTGATAATGTTGTTTCTAATTCTTTTACTGATTTTTCATTAATGATTGTTTCTTTATTTAATTTATCTTTAATTTTACTATATTTTTTCATTCTTGTTTCTAATCTTCTTTGGT